TCGGCGGTCGCCTAACATGGATTAAAAAACAAAGTTGAGGTGATATATATGTAGTAAATATTTTTTATCAAAAAGGGCATAAATGATTTTTTATACGAATCTTCAGTCAGGTTACCTAGGCAACTTCAGCAGGAATTGGAATAATGCAGGTAATGCGGGGCCTTTCTATCTGAATTTGAACAATTCCCCAGTGAATTCGAATTCGAATATCAGCAGTCACCAAAATGGAAAACATGTGATAAAATTATGTCCTCACCTCTTGGTGGAATATTAGGGTGTCGCGGTTGTGTTAGTAGGGTAAAACCGAAAACTCGACCTGATTAATCCATTTAGAGATTATTATGAAAAGAATTGGTAATATTTATCATAAAATATATGATATGGATAATTTAAGATTAGCACATCTTAATGCCCGTAAAGATAAGGGTTCATATGCAGAAGTTCAAATGGTTGACTCTGATGTTGAACATTATCTTCAAGAATTGCAAATGTCTCTTATCAATAAAACATATAAAACATCTGAATATACTATCTTTGAGAAAACAGAGGGTCAAAAAGTAAGAACTCTTTACAAATTACCTTATTATCCAGATAGAATATGTCAGTGGGCAATTATGCAAATTCTTGAACCAATTTTAATAAAAACATTAATATACGATACATATTCTGCTCTTCCTGGTCGTGGTCCTCACCTGGCATGGAAGAGAATAAACAAAGCAATGTATCATAAGAACGATACAAAATATTGTTTAAAGATTGATATTCATAAGTATTATCCATCTATTTCTCATGACATTCTTAAACAGATATATAGACGTAAAATAAAGGATAATGATGTTTTATGGTTAATTGATGAAATAATTGATAGTGTGCCTTCCGGTATACCTATAGGCAATTATTTTTCTCAATGGAGTGGTAATTTATATCTTTCAGGTTTTGACCATTGGTGTAAGGAAGAAAAGAAATGTCGGTTTTATTTCCGATATATGGATGATATCGTTATATTCCATAAATCAAAAAGATTTCTTCATCAACTTGATGATGAGATTCGAGAATATCTTGCCCGCAATTTAAAACTAAGAGTAAAATCTAATCGACAGGTATTCAAAACACGTTCACGTGGACTTGATTATGTTGGTTATCGTTTTTTCGATGAGAACATTTTATTAAGAAAATCAACTGCTAAAACATTTAAAACGAAAATGACCAAAATAAAGAAAACATGTGAATCGGGTTTAGATTTAACTCTAAATGAATATTGTAGTATTAATTCGTATAGAGGTTGGATTAAATGGTGTAATCATCACAAACTTGAACAAAAATACATTAAACCGTTACAACCGTATATTGACAAATTTAATAATGAGGTGAAAGAAAAATGCGTATAAGAGGAACTCAAGAATCAATACCGTTTATTGAAATCGGTAAAACTAATGTTTATTTTAGAACAAATGTTGTGCGTATTGAAGAGGAAGAATTCTCTGGTTGGGAATACGATGAGCGAGTTATTCCTATTCAAGAGTATATTAATACACTTGCAGACCATGATTCAATCGATACTATAGCAATGATATTGTCTACACTTATGCAAGAGATTGATGAATTAAAATCCCGTATTACAGTATTGGAGGGTTAAAATGAATTTTTTTGTGTTAATGTGTATTACAGCAATTCAAACTGGACGCATGACAATTGAGCAAGTTCCAGAACGTTATCAAAAACAGGTAAGAGAAGCAATAACACCGGGTGAATAAATGGAAGATATTTTACAATTTATTTTAAACGCTGATGTTCTTTTTTTCCTCTTCTCTACTCTTCTTACAATTGGAGTAGGTTATTTTGTGGGGAAGGGTTTTTCCTTCAAAGAGATTCAAGACATAATTGATGTAGCCAAGGAAAGTTATGAGGATGGGTATATTGACCCTGATGAAGCACGATTGATTTACAAGGAGATTGAAGATGTAATTGGTAAGGATTGGTTTATTCGCCTGATAAAACTGGTAAAGAGGTGACACATGAAGTTTGAGAATCACAGTTCAGTTACGTGCTAAAAGAGAATAAACCTGCATACGAACATTCAATGCAGTTTCAGATACTTTTCTATAACTTTCTTACGCGGAAGTTTGTAAGAGGTTGAATCCTCTTACCTTTTTTAAATCTCTTCAATTCTTTGAGTAAAACAGCATTATTTT